CTGCTCCGTCCGGAGGTACTCCAGCACATCACCGCCGGCCTTTTCGATCTTCTGGCACTTCTTGGCCAGTTCCATCCGGCTCATGGTCATCTTGCCAGCCACCTCCGGAACCTTGTCCAGATGGAGGGCTTCGGCTCATCCATCCAGAACCTCACCTGAGGGCTCCGGCTCCAGCTGGGCGGCGTGTCCTCGATCTTTCCGTCCACCGGGATCGCCCTGCTGACACCAGCGCCCGGCGGAGGGCCGAACCGATAGCCATGCGCGTCATCCGCCGGATAGAGCTTGGTGTGGCGCCCTGGTGCCTCGATTGGCTCCCACATACAGAGCCAGGCATAGGCGTCAATCATGGTCGGCCTCCGCTTTCAGTGCGTCGACAAGATCATCATTCACGGCGGCCATGAGATTAATGATTCCCCGGATCTTCGCCATCTGAATCTCCGCTGGCGTATCTTTGTCACAAACTATTTTGCAGATCTCTCTCACAGCAACCGCCTGGACGTTTTCGGAGATATCATCCGGCCCGGCCAGCAGCCATTTCTCTCTCTTCGTCATTGTTTTGTCTCCTTTCGATCTCTCAGGACAGGATCCCGGAGGCCACGGTCAGCGCGATTCCCCAGAGGAGCGCCATGCCGACGAATCCGGCGATATAGCGCCACTTCTCGATTGTCTCAGCGTCGTCATAAAAGAACCGCTTCATGTTCTTGCCTCCTTAGCTCTGTCAGATTGGCCACTTGTGGGCCAGTTGGTCATAAGTCCCGCCCGCTTCCTCGACGGTCTTAAAGAACGGGCATGACTCATAAGGAAATTTTGTGCCGCAGATGTTCTGATGCCGGGTCTGTCCGAAGACGTCCGTGGTGGTCTTCACGAAGCTAACCAGCAGCCGGCACTGTCCGTCCTTGTTGGCGAAGCACATGTCTCCGCCGAGCTCGTGGCATTTAAGATCAGGCGTATCAGCTCACCTCCCTCTCGCCGAAGATCTCCCGCAGGGGATAACCGCCGGTTACGAACCTTAGCAAGCTTAAAGTGCTGATCTTGAGCACGGTGCCCGCCCAGAAATACTGCAGGCTTCCAAGCGTGCCCTTTTGGTTGGCGGCGTTCGTCAGGCTGACCGACTGGCACCCAAGCACCTCCGCCGCGTCCTTTGCGCTCACCCAGATCCGGCCCAGATCTCTCTGACAGATCAGGTAGTTGAGCGCGTCTTCTGATGTCATGTCATCCCTTCCTTTCGTTGGATGTCTTCTCGTGTCCTTTAGGACACCACCGGGCTAAAAAAAATTAGCATAGTCTGCCGGTCATCCAGCTCAAGCTCCCGGCGGATTGCCTGGATCTCGCCCTGGGTGAACTCGCTCTCGCCGCCCAGCTTCCGGAACCACGCTGACCGGCTGAACCCCGCAGCCGCACAGAGCTGATCCACGCTCTTGTCCTTCCGGATCATCTCTGCCTTAAGCTCCTTCGCGTTCATATGCCTCACTCCTTTCCACGTTATTCTGCTGTGTCTCATCGGACACTTAGCAGTATAGTATCTAAAAAGACACTTGTCAACACATTTTTTCAAAAAAAGTTGCAAAAAAGATACTTCTGATTTATAATGAGCTCCCAATGGAAGGAGGAATCCAGATCATGTGTGAGATCGCGAACAAGATAAAAGCCCGCCGGCAGGAGCTGGGCCTGACGCTGGAAGAGGTCGGGCAGGCGGTCGGAGTAGGCAAGTCTACCGTCCGGAAGTGGGAAAACGGTATGATCAAGAACATGGGCCGGGACAAGATCGCGGCGCTGGCCAGAGTGCTCCAGATGGATCCGGTCGAATTCGTCCCCGGCGATGTCGGTTTTTCTGATCATCAGAAAACGTATACTGACAGCGCAGATCTGGATCGGCTGGAAGCCCTGCATCAGAATCCCCGGCTGGGCCTGCTGTTTGATCATTCGTCTAAGATGACGCCGGAGGATGTGGACTTCATGATCCAGATGGCGGAGCGAATCATAAAGGAGCGTGATGCTGATGAATGAGGAAAGGCCCGCGGTGCTGGTGGATCTTCCCACCAGCGTCAGGGGATTTTGTTTCCATGATGACGACGGAGAGCCCTATATTGTTCTCAATGCCCGCCTGACCCGCGAGGCCAACCAACAGACCTATGATCATGAGCAGCGCCATATCGAGCGCGGCGACATGGAAAACACACTTTACACGGAATACTGAGAGGAGAATGGTTATGAATCTGCTGTCATTGATCCCGATCGCCATCATTATTATCTGGGGAGTCGTATGGGAAGAGCGGAAAGAAAAGCTTTATGTCCGGATCGAGGCGCTTGAGAAGGCCGTCGAGGATCTGAAGAAGAAGGTCGATCAGGCATGATCTGCCCGCGATGCCATAAGGAGCTTCCGGATGACGCCGTCCTGTGTTGCTATTGCGCCAGGCACTTCGTCATCAGGAAGAGCTCTGCCCGCCGTCCGAAAGGAGAGGGAACCGCCTACAAGCGCGGGAACACCTGGACGGTGAAGATCTCTATGCCAGCAAGCACCGACGACGATGGGATCCTTCACCGCCACCGGCCCACTAAAGGCGGATTCAAAAGTAAGTCCGAAGCGCTGGCCTATGCTAAAACGCTCAAAAACGGCCCTCTCGCCGTGCCTGACATCAGCATGGAGAAAGTCTTTACCCAATGGTCGGAGGGCTATTCTGCCCGCGTCGGAGCTTCAACGATGGCAGGATACAAGGCTGCTGTCAAGCACTACGGGAATATTGCCTGGAAGCCGATAGCTACCATCCGCCCGGCGGAGCTGCAGGCCCAGATCGACGCCTGCAAGGCAGGGAAGCGGACAAAACAGATGATGAAGGTCGTGGCCGGGCTGATCTGGAAATTCGCCCTGGACAATGATCTGGTGGCGAAGAACATCGCCGGAAACCTCTACACCGGGAACGACGCCACCACGACCCGCGAGGCCTTCGACGATCTTGAGCTTAAGCGCCTCCGTCAGGCCGTCGGGAAAGAGCCGTATGCGGATTATGTAGTCGCGCTCTGCTACACTGGTTTCCGCCCTGGCGAGCTGCTGAAGCTGAAGAAGGAAGCATACAACAGATCCGGCGGGTACATCATCGGAGGCGGGAAGACAGAGGCCGGCACGGATCGGATCGTGACCGTGCCCCCGGCGATCTTGGACATTGTCAAAGCTCGCGCAGATTCTCCAGGCGAATTTCTCTTCCCAAACCTTAGCACCGGCCAAGAGATGACCCACGAGTATTTTCGCAAGTACTGCTTTGACCCGCTCATGGAAAAGCTGGGCATCACCGGGAAGGTACCATACAGCTGCCGGCACACTTACAGCAATTTGATCAAGCGGGCGCCCGGTGACACCGGCGACAAGGCCCGGCTGATGGGTCATACAGATTACACATTCACCCAGGAAGTCTACCAGACGTCATCCATTAAGGACCTGAAGAAGATCACCAACCGGCTCAAATAGCCTACATATTTGTTGACCTATTTGTAGACCTATCCGGGCGAAAATGGCCAAAAATGACGATACACCCAAAAACGAAGAGAAACCCCAGAGGCGTTGATTCCTCTGGGGTTTTCGATGTGAGCCCGGCGGGATTCGAACCCACGACCTTTTGATTCGTAGTCATCAGGCGAAGCCTTATATTTCAATGCTTCCTGGCTTTCTTGTAGACCACTTGTAGACCATTTTATATAGTCTACAAGCTTACTACAAGCTTATTCTAAGATTATTCCTCGCCGTCGTCGAGGATCTCTTCAGGCGGTTTCTCTACCGTCTTCTCGACCTCCGGCAGTCCAGCCAGAGATGTCAAGATACTCAGGACAAAGGCGACTCCACTGACAGAGAGTGCACGGAGCCAGTCCACTTCCTGAAACGCGGCTCCCACCGCAATCGAGCCCACCATGGTCTGCGCGAAGGTCTTCACCGCGCGGATCAGCGCCGCCTTCAACCATTCCGTCCAATTCCATCCCATGTCAGTCCCTCCTTAAATGATCGGTAGTTGCAGAACCTTGTTTTTTAATGCCGTGATCGTGTCATTGCCGCCCAGAGCATGATAAGCTGTGTACACCTTTTCATACTCGCTTTTGTGCTCAGTACTGCACCGGCCCTCAGTCAGGTATTTTTCGCCTTCCTCGCGAAGCTTGAACATTAACAAGTACTTCATGCCGTCCGCGATGGCTTTCTCCGTGTCCCGGTTCGCCTGGATCCTGACCGCCATTTTCCGATATGCGGCGACCAGCCCGGCGGCGACCGCACCGAAAGCGAATTCCACCCAGTACTTAACGACAAAATCCCACATTTTCGATCATCCTCTCAGTCCCAGCCAGTCGCCCAGCGTGTCATAGATTTTCTCCAGGTCTTTTCTCGATATGGTGACGGTGTCGCCGGTCGTGTCCTCATCGGAACCGTCCCCGGCAGGCGCGACGAATTTCGCCATGACATAACCGGTGCGTCCGTTCCACTTGATCTGATTCCACGAGCCGCCGCCCTCGATCAGCTCCGCGGTGCTCCCCTGGGGGATCTCCGCGACGATAGGGGAGGCAGTAGATGCCGCCTTGCGGAGGTGGATCGGCGCGTCCACGTTCCCGCCGGAAATAATTACCTTGCTCATCTTTTCATCCTTTCCGCCGTCCGCGTCATAGTCCACCTTGATCAGCTCGCCGTGGTACGCCCATTTGCCGAGGGACGTGTCCATCTTAGCGCGAGGGCTGGTCATGTGCCGGATCCTCAGCGGGTAGACGCT